AAATTAATCAAAAGCATATCGTTCTCGGGTTTAGTCTTGTCCCAAGCCATCGCCCACCTCCCTTTTCTTATAAGACTCGGCGACATCATTCATGTCGTAAAGCTCAACCCCATGCTCACGCAACATCTGAATCCAGCAGACGTCATGTAATGTCATCTGCCGGGCGTAATTCTCCGCCTGCTCAGAGCAAGTGAACACAATCGGCTTTCTTTTAGGCATTCGCAGAATAATGTCACCCCTGACCGACACATACGCCATATCGTCAGGTATTTCCTTCTTACATTTACTGCATATCAACTTGTCCATCTTCAACTCCTTCCGACTGGTTTGCGTGCTTGGTGAATTTCTGCAACAAACCATTCAATGTCGATTTATTAAAACTTGCGTCCTTGATCCCGATACTTTTCAACCGGCCAATAACTCCGCCATCGTTGACCTTATACAAAATAACCCCGTTCAAGAACTCCCCGTTCTCAAACTCAATAACTACCTTGTAAGGAATCAGCTTCTTCGCCATTTAAAAACCTCCTAAATCCCGTGGCTGTGCCAGTCAAACGTCCCGACTTGCTCCACGCCTTGGGCGTCATATAACTTCACCGTGAAACTCGTGATATCTTTCGCCACAAATTGGGAATAGATCCCGCTCCCGCTTCTTATCTCAATATGGACGCTCGGCTCCTCATGATACGTCTTCCCAAAGAAAACCTGCTTGCCATCAACCGCTGAGACTACCGAATCATTGCCATAATCGTCCACGTCTGGAAGATCCCCGAAATACTGAAACGTTGAGCATGTAATAGCGTCGCCAATATTCTCCCTGTACAGCGTCAACTCGATCTGAAAGTAGCGGCAGAAATAATCACCGGGTTGGTAATCCTCCCAATCTTTCCACGTAATACCGTCTTCTGAAGTCCTTATGCGAAAACTCGCCGCTCTCAATGTCTCTTGTCCGGTAAAACGATATGATGGGCTATCGTTAAATTTCGTCACATCATCGCTGTTAAATCTCCTGCCAAGAGAAGTCGAAACGATAACGTCTATTCCGATATACACGCTCGCCACATACCCGAAATCCCTGATCGGTGTGGTATACGTTCCGGACATCACGCCATCAGTAATCACAATGGAATCACCGCTCTGCTCAGTATTGTCTTTTGTCCCTTCCCACAAGGGCTGTTCCTGATACTCTGCGATAACATTCCGAAAAGGAATCTCCGTGATCGTCACAACCGCTTCTTTTGCGTTCACGGAATAATTGCCAGACGTATCAATAGCTTTTATCCAGTAGCTCTGCCCGACTCCCCGCTTAACGTCCTTCGTTAGATAATGCGACCCTTGTTGAAGCGAGATAAACTCACCGCTTTCCCAATCAAGCCCACGCCTGATCTCATACCCCCAGACGTCAACATCCGCTATGGGTGTCCAGCCGAAATAAAGCATGTCCCTGTTGCGGTTAACCAAAAACGACGACACGTCTGAAGGCGGCGCCGATTTACCAACAACGGTGATCTCACTCTCCGGGGCCGTGGCGAGCGAACTCTCCTCACTTAATGAATCCAACGAAGTCACCTTGACCTTATACGTATGCCCGTCAACAATGTCGCCTATAATGCGAAACTGCGTGCCGGTAGTCTCGCCCCTCGCACGCCAGCTCTGGCCGTTATCATCGCTTATATAAATCTTCGCCTTGGCGTATGACTTAACGTAATGATCGATATAGGCAGGGCGATCAAACCAGACATCGATAGCGTTCTCAATCGTTCCGTCTGTCTTTTTCACCAGCGATTCCGTCAAACTGAGGTTATTGACTGTCGGAATCTCGCTCGATAACGATGAGTAATTATTCTGCGGCAGGATAATATCCGAATCGTCATACACCGCCTCGTTATACTCAAGCGCAGATATTTGAACCTCATGCTTACCTTCTCGCTGAACCGATACAACCCGGAAATCTTTTTTCACCTTATTTGTTTCGCCAATAGCGTAAACATCAAACGCCTGCGGGTCCGCTGGGAAAGCCTCACACTCAATTTCGCTATGCGTTCCCGTGGGCGAAGTAATAAGCCGTTCCTCAATTGTGTCATCACTAAACCTGATTTGTATTTTGTAAGACTTGCCGTCCTCAATAACCATCGCCCGATCTAACTTAATCAACGTTGATGAACTGCCGTCCTGAACTCTACCTGAAAAACCCCATTGCGGGACGTCATGCGAAATCGAAATAACATCGCCCGCCTGACAAGCGACGGCGTCAATGCCCGCTTTAAAAGCGACTGAACGGTTAATATACCGAGCGACCTTTAAAGCATATCGTGCCGCACGAATGGCATAACTCGCCCCCGTTGTAAACAGACGAATCTGGCTCTTGCGCATTGGCTCACCCAACGCTAACGATTCCTCGTCGATGTATGCGATTGTTTCCTGCTGATAGTTTTTCTCTTTATCCGTAAACTGAACCTCGATCACGTTCGGCACTTCTTTCATCGTTTTCCAACTCTGGGCGAATGAATCTTTGACAATATTCCCCATGCCAAATAACTGCGTTGGGGTCGTGGGCTTGTCGATCTTGAAAGCGAGCCCTCCTGCGCTATACACCGGCATGGCGTTAAACGTGGCGCATAACTGAATCAAAATATCCAGCGCCTTATGGTTACTGTCCACAACCACATCCATTCTGAACCGTTTCTCGAACCCGCCCTGTCCATCGGGAACCTTCTCCTCGCAATATTGCGACATCTCCAGAAGCGAGGCGTTATCCAAATTGTCCGTGAGAATAAACTCACCAAGACCGTATCTTTTATCTGTCACGAGATCCCGCAGACACCACACCGGATTCGCCGAGTATCTAAGAACGTATGTTGAACCGTCCCACGACAGAAGCGTGTCATCCGCAAACAACCGATAATCATTTCCGTCCCAGTAATAGTCTTCCCAATCAACCGCTACGCCTGCGTTTCGCACGTCCGGGATCGAAACCTTTTTGCCTTCAACAATTGCTGTTATATTCGGCGTTGATCCACTCAGCTGGTCTGTCGCCAACAAATGAAGCCCAAGTAATGCGGTATTGGGATAAACCAAATCGTCGGTTTTAATCTCATCAATTTGAAACAGCGTGAGATCGCCTTGTTTTAACGGCTGAAGCGAGCTGTCCTCGCTGGTGCGGGTAATGCGAATATCGTATTGCCCGGGCGTGAGTCCGGTCTTTCTAAACACACGGCGAACGCTGGTGCGTGACTGCCCTGAAATCGTCGTCTCACCCAAATCGATATAAACACTTTCCGAATGGAGTTTATATTCAACACGGTAAGTCACGCTCCAGCTTTGAATATCCCCGGAACCTGAGTTCTGCTGATATAACCCATTGCTAAGCCTTAAATGAATCTCGAACGCCTCAACATCAGAATCGATTGTGGTGTAGACATAGGGATTGTTCTGCGTAAGATTAGCGTTAACCGGATAAACATTGTGCAGATCCTCAAAGTTAGAGATCATGCTCTGATAATTAACGCCGAAACGTTTCTCAACGGAAACGCCGTCAAAGTTGCCGATCGGATTATTGTTTAACTCTATCTCCTCGATTGACTCAATCTCCCCTTCGCAAAGGGCGAGTAATATATTGAGATAATGTTTATCTCCGTCCTCCCATAAAAATTGATTAACGATATTGCCGCCTATTCGGTGCCTGCCGTAAACCACCGCCACCGGAACGCCGACCTCCTGAATGGTCTGCACGCCGTCCCAGCCATATGTAGGCGACCCCTCATCCATTCCTGTTCCCGATCCCAGATTGAAATCAGGCATCTTGGGCTGGTTCATGTATTGATAAATCGAATAGCCCATGGAAAGCACAAAGAACGTGAACAAAAACGGATGCGCCACGGCCGCCGCCCAAACAGCGGAAATAATCCATGACACCACAGCGACAATCGGGGCTTTAACCTCAGGCACAACGACAATCTCGTCACCGTTATCAATCCTCACAGACAAGTCCTCAATGCGCTTACCTGTAACGATCACCCGTTTGCCCTGATAGTCAAAACCCGACTCATCAAGATAATCCCGCACGCATTTCCTCCGGGAATACTTAAACTCCCGGACTTGCGCATCCTCGGTCTTAAATGGATTGGCTATGTTACGAATTATGACCATGCTCTTAACCTGTAGAATCCTTCTATCTTTTTAACCCACGAAACATCATCAAGCCGTGACACGATCACTCCCTGACGACAGCAATGAATAAACCGCCTGTTGCTTAAAACTATTCCCGCATGATTAGCGATCCCTTTTGAATTAATAAACAAGATGCCGTCTAAAATCTGCGGGTCGTTTACTTTCTCCCAATCATTGGCGTAGTTATCCTTGAAATAGTCTTTGCCTTTAAGCCCCCAAATCTTGCTGTATTCCAGATCCTCAACGTCAAAGAGAGAAACGCCCAAATCAGCGTACGCCAGCTTCAAGAATCCCCCGCAATCAAGCCCGTCCATCGTGCGTCCTCTGTGACGGTAAGAAACGCCGAGATACTTCTCAACCATGCGCTTCTCTACATCACGTAAATTCGTCTTGACGGCACTGACGGAAACGCCCCGAACCGCTGGTAATTCTCCAGCTGTTTGCAACGTTGTTTCGTTTTGTTGCATGCGCTCTCTCCTCCCACATACCCGCACTCCACTGACTTGAATTTCCAAGCGCAATAATTGCGGGCATACCTTCGTGCTGGTAAATCCACGCCCAACACGTCAAATTTGCCGGTCAAAGTGAACTCAACATTCTTTTGATCAGCGGAATAATTATCGATATAAAACACGTCATCCATGTGAACGTCCGGATCTGACAACTGATCCGCCCAAACCATGCGGATGATGACCTTCTTGCCCCTGAAATCGTACTGCTCGAGATAAAGCTCAATAAGCCTCGAGACGTTGCCAAGCCTGACCTTTACCTGCTCAATCTGCCCCTGATTGTTTTCCGATATAAACTCATGGGTTATCGGGAACTTCGAGTAAAGAACACCGTCATAAGTGATATCCTGATCAAAGCTGGCCAATCGCAAGTCATTGACACCGTCATACGCCTCAAGCGTGTAAAGGAATATCGGGGCGTTTTCCTGCTTCGCTTTTTCCTGTTTAAATGTCTGATCAACTTCCCGGGGCATCACTTCACCTCTTGCAAATCAAACTCAAAGTCATAAACCTCATGCGCCTTCATGGTGAACTTAAAACTGTCCTCCACAAACCGCACCGAATACTCAACCGAATCATTCGGGTTTGTCCATGTAAACGCCATGAACGCCCCGTATTTACTTTTGAAAAACTCCCGCACCGCCTGCATGTCCGCTTTGACCCTGCTGTTAAATCTCAATCGCCACTTACGTAGCGGAGCCGCCCATTTGCGCCTGCGTTGTTCCGCACCGCTCTCAAACTCTGAAATGAGCGTCTTATACTCCAGCGTTTCCTCAAAAACAAAATCTGGCAAATACGTGAAATCGCTCATGCGTAACTCCTGATCACGGAACGAATCTTGCCGTTGTTATAAATATCATCAGCGATGGCGTTGGATAACATCTTGCGGTTGCGCCACACGTCCTGAGCGTCCCACGCCTGTATAACCTGATTGACGTTTATCGTTATCCCCTCGCCTTGGATAGATTCACCGTTATTAAGCGACCTTAAATTGTCTGATCCGCCGATAGCTCGCATACCCCTGCGGGAAAGCACACCTTCACCAGTCTGCGCAATAATCGGCACCTCATCGGGAGCGAGACCGGAATGCGCACGAATAAACGCACGGTTGCGTCTTTGAATCGTGCCACCCTGATGAAACAAACTCGCAACAGGCACGCCGAATATCGTGCCGCCAGCCCCGGCCATGGCGGTGAACATTTTGATAAGCAACAGCTTCGCCAAAATATTTGAGATCATCTGCAAAACCGCTCTGCCGAAATCTGCGAACACATCTTTGATACTGCGAAGCTCACCGGTAAACGCCTTAAAGAAAAAGTCCGAGAATGCGTTCTGCATGTTCCGAGCTGATTGTTTGGCGAACTCCTCCATGGCGTTAAATTGTTTTCCCGCTTCCTCAGCTCCCTTGCCGACCTCTTTCGCCACGTTCTTTAGAATCTCCGCTGTCTTATCACCGGTGTCCTTAACCTTGGCGAAAACAAGGTCGTACTGCGCTATCGCCTCTTTTGCGCTTTCCTGAGCCGCAAGATTAAACGCCTGTTTCGCCTCCTCGAGTCCTTGCGTAAGTCCCTCGACATTGAACTGGATCGTGTTATCCTCTAATGACTGCGAGAACCGTTCTACCTCGGCCGCCGCCTGCCTGTAAGTCTCACCGACTGATCCGGGAAGTTTTCCTAAAAGCTCATAGAATTTAATCAGCGGCACCATGAGTTTTTGAAAGAAATCCGTCCCGAACGATAAAAGACCATTGAGAGCGTTAACGATCCCCTGAATAAACGCCTTCACCGCACCGGCTCCGTATTCGAGAATCGTGAATACGCCTGTCACCAATTGATTGGCGAATCCCTGCAGAAAACCAAGCACTTGCCATAACATCTGCCCGGTTGACTCCATGAAATCGTTCCATTTGGATTTAAGCATCTGAACCTTTTCGTAACTTGTCATCAACTCAAGGTTCACTGCCTCAAGATGCGATTTACTTCTCTCTAAAATATGATTGGCGAGCGCCTGCGCCATGTGGTACTTCTGCACTTCTTCCGTGCTCTTACCCGTAGCCTTGGCGTATTCCTCAGTCGCATCTTTAAGCGACAACTGAAGCCCGTATGACCTGCGCAATGTCGTGACTAACCCGCCGGTGACTGCGCTTGATATGTTTTGAAACGCTTCCTCCGTTGTCGTGCCGAATATCCTCGCCTCAACCCGAGCCTGCCGCATGAGCGCTGTCACCTGATCCATATTCAACCCCTGCGCCATGAGAGCAGAGGCTTTATCCGCCACGTTTGAGAAATTAACCGTCTCATTCGAGGCGTCCATTAACGCCTTTTTCATCTCTCGAGAGTTAATGCCGACACTCTCAGCCATGCGCTTGAAACTTTCCTCAATTTGCTGGGCTTTCGCCCCCATCTCCATAAGATCCCACGCCTTGCGAAGCGCCATGATGCTCGCTGTAATAGCGGCGGTGATAGCGAGCCAATTCTGCTTCCAAGAATTAGCGAACCTTTGCAGACTGCCACGGACGCCCTCAAGGCGTTTTGTGGCCTCGTCACGCAAACGCAATATGATTGACAGCTCTTTATTCGTCATCGCTTAAACCGATTCCTTCTTTTCTCACGCTCAAGCTCTATCGCTTGAAGCTCTTTCTCAATGACCTCAAACGCATCCAGCATCTTCGCTGACTGCTCAATCCAACTGCCTTCATTCGGCAGATACCCTTGCTTATAAAACTGAAATGCCCTTAAAAAATTCGCCGACTGTCTCGTGACGATTTTAAAAGGGCATCCTCTGTACTGCTCGCCGTATAGTTCCCAGACTTCCTGTCCGGGCACTTCATACTCGCATTGAATCTTTCTCCCGC